GAGGCGAAAAACGCTTTGTATGAAGAGGGTTCTGAAAAGGCTAGAAAATTGGCTAGTGAATTTATCCCTAGAAAGTTTTATGTTGTCAAAGGTATTGACAGAGAAAACGAAGAAGATGGTGTTAAATTTTGGAGATTTAAACACAAAAAAACTGGTGATGGGGTTATGGATAAATTGATTCCTGTTTTCCAACAAAAAGGTGATATTACAGACGCTAGAGAAGGTCGTGATATTATTATTACCACAGGTAGAAATGACAAAGGTTATTCTGTTGTACAATCTATTATGCCTGATGATGTTAGTATTTTAACTAATGACAAAGAAAAGGCGAATGAATGGTATAACAATGAGGAAACACATAGAGATGTGTATTCTAAGAAATCTGAGGAATATCTAAACATTGTGGCAACTAATAAAACACCTGTTTGGGATTCCGAACAAAGTAAGTATGTTGCTGAGGAAGACAGAGAGGAAAAAGAAACTGCATCCTTAGAAGAAGAAATCAATTTAATGAGCAACGGTTCTGAACACATCTTTGGTTCTGACACATCAAATAATGACGATGTTGATAGTGATGATGATTCAGACGATGAACTACCATTTTAATTATGGCTAGAAAACCTTTAAAGAAAAAAACAGTAGATTTTTCGTCAATTAGGAAGAAGTTTTCATCTAGTGAGAAATATAAAGAACAAAAATATTTCGATCTAGGTGAAGCCTTCCAAAAGGCGACAGGTTTACCAGGTCCTGCAATGGGACAAATCAATATGTTCTTAGGACATTCTGATACTGGTAAAACTACTGCACTTATCAATACCGCAGTTGACGCACAAAAGAAAGGGATTTTACCTGTTTTTATCATTACAGAACAAAAATTCAGTTTTGAACATGCAAAAACTATGGGTTTACAAACTAACTACATTGAGGAAGTTGATGAATCCACAGGTGAGGTTAGTGCATATTGGGATGGTTTCTTATTATATAAATTAGGTTTTGAATATATCGAACAAGCATTTGAATATGTAAACGAAATATTGGATGCACAAAGAGATGGTGATATTCCTTATGACATTGTATTCCTTTGGGATTCTATTGGTACTATACCTTGTAAAATGTCTTTTGATGGAAAAGGTGGAAATCAACATACCGCAAGAGTAATATCTGAAAAATGGGGTATGGGATTGGCACAAAGAATTACATCATCAAGAAAGGAAACTGCACCATTTACAAATACAATGATTTTTATAAACCAACCTTGGGTCGAATTACCTGATAATCCATTTGGACAACCAAAGATTCAACCAAAAGGTGGACAATCCATTTATTTGTCTTGTGCGTTAGTATTTTTGTTTGGAAATCAGAAAAGTGCTGGTATATCTAAACTATCTGCCACTAATAAAGGTAGAAAAGTTAATTTTGCCATAAGAACAAAAGTCGGTATCCTTAAAAACCATATGAATGGTTTGGGGTATGCGGATTGTAGAATACTTGCAACAACACACGGATTTATCGAAGATGATAAAAAGGCGATTGATACTTATAAGACTGATTATAAGGATTATTGGTCGGTAGTTTTCGATACTGTGGGTTCAGATTCAAAGGATTTTGAAGTAGTTGAAGACAGTTTTATTGAGTCACCTGTTGACTACAGTGATAATTGATTTCTTAACTAATTAAAATTATCCTTTTGAAACGACCTAATAGACACAAAGTTGTTAAAAGAACATTATTAGTCGACGGTGATTCATTAATTAAGACCGCCTATTATGGTGCTAAGGACTTATACTCCAATGGTATCCATATAGGCGGTATTTTTCAATTCCTTACTATGTTAAGGAAGATGTTGAATGAAAACAGATTCGACAAAGTATTTGTTTTTTGGGATGGAAAATTTAGTGGTAGACTTAGATATGATTTATATAAAGAATATAAGTCAAATAGAGATAAAGATTTCTACGTTGAACAACCACCTTCTAAGTTAGATTTATATTTACAGAAAGAGAGAGTGATATCATATTGCGAAGAGTTATTTATTCGTCAATACAGAGACGATATAATTGAAGCGGATGATTGTATCGCATACTATGTAAATAACTTGACAGAAGGAGAAAGAGTGGTTATTATGAGTAATGATAGAGATCTTTGTCAACTCATAGATGATAATGTAAGTGTTTATGTTATTAATCTAAAGAGAATTGTCACTAAAGAGAATTATTTAAAACATTTTAATCATCTTCCATCTAATTTAAAACTTATAAAAATCATATCTGGCGACACTAGTGATAACATCAAAGGTATTAAGGGTATTAGTGAAAAAACTTTGTTAACATTTTTTCCTGAATTAACTGAAAAAACTTTGACTTTGGAATATATTTTAGATAAAATTGAAACAATTCAGAGTGAAAGAGATAGAAGGTTAAAGAAACTTGATAACATCTTAAACAAAGTTACTGTTGGTGTACAAAAAGATAAGATTTTTGAAATCAATGAAAGGTTGGTTGATTTAAAAAAACCATTGTTGACAGAAGATAGTAGAAATGATTTAGATGATTTAATTCATTCTTCTATTGATCCAGAAGGTAGGTCAACAAAAAACGTTTTAAAAATGATGGTTAGTGATGGATTAATGACTGCCATTCCGGGAGGACAAGATGGTTACATAAGATTTTTAGAACCATTTTTACCTTTAATAAAAAAAGAGAAAAAATTATATAAAAAAAACATTTAGAAGTATGAAAAAGACTTATAAAAAATATCCGTTTGAGTTTATGTTTTTAATAAACGACAACCCTATTGTTGGTAGAAATTTCCCTATAAATGGTTTTAATAAAAAGAGTATTCTATCTTACGAACTTAAAGAAACTATTGATAGCATTGTAGTACAAATCCAAAGATTTTTTAAAGATAAAAGTTGTGACTACCTTTATAGATATCACAATTATTATAACAATGAAGATAGTCTTAATATTGATGACGTTTATGCGGATGAAGACATTTTTAAATTCCAAATTAAGTACAAAGGTAGAGTTATTGCGTCAAGAATTTTTTCAGGAAATGACTTCCCACCGAAGGTCAGATATGATGTTGATATAAGAAAAATTATACCTAGAATCATCGAAAAAATACAAGAATCCTTGAGTCAAAAAAAATATACGCAAAATTATCTCGAATATGACTTGACTAGTATATTTATTAATAAATAAAATTTAAAAAAAGATGGCGAAAAATCAAAGTTCAAATTTAGGTTACTTAGGTCATACCTTTCAAGTAAAGTTATTAAAACAGATTATTGAAGATCATAAGTTTTCTGAAAGTATTATTTCCATAGTTAATCCTAATTACTTTGAAAATGAGTATATGAGAATTGTTGTTTCTGGAATTAAGAATTACAATGAAAAATACGATACAATCCCAACGTACAATACAATATCGAATATTATTAGGACTGAGGTGAAAAGAGAAATACCCAGAGAATCTGCGATTGAGTTATTGAGGGAAGTCGAAAGTACTGATAGTAGAGACTGTTTACACACACAAGAAATTGCCATTAAGTTCTGCAAACAACAGGAACTAAAGAAGGCTACACAAAAGATTCAGAAGATTTTGGATACTGGAGATTTTGATAGATATGAAGAGTGTGAAGAGATAGTAAAACAGGCTATATTGGTAGGTTCTAACAGGGATGAAGGTATTGATGTTTTTCATAAAATTGAAGATGTTTTAGAAGACGATTTTAGAGATCCTATTCCAACAGGGTTAGTAGGTATTGATAATTATATGGGTGGTGGACTGTCAAAAGGTGAGTTGGGAGTTATTTTAGCAGCATTTGGTGTTGGTAAAACAACAATAATGACTAGAATGGCGAACAGTGCATATCTTAATAACAAAAATGTTGTACAGATATTTTTTGAAGATAATCCAAAAGTAATTCAAAGAAAACATATTACATGTTTTACGGGTATTGAACTTAATTCTCTACAAACTAGAAGAGATGAAGTTAAAAAACTTTTACCTAAATTTGAAAGTATGGGTGGTAATTTGATTCTAAAAAAGATGCCTAGTGATGGTACAACTATACCACATATAAAACAATACCTTAAAAAATTAATATCTAGTGGTTTAAAACCTGATATTATATTTTTAGATTACATTGATTGTGTTGTACCAACTAAAAGTTTTGATAATGAATATAGTGGAGAAGGTAACGTTATGAGACAATTTGAAACTATGTTAACAGAATTAGATATTGCAGGTTGGACTGCGGTACAAGGTAATAGAAGTGCGATTGGTGCGGATTTAGTAGAGGCACATATGATGGGTGGTTCTATTAAAAAAGGACAGATTGGACATTTTATTATGTCAGTTGCGAAAACATTGGATCAAAAAGAAGATGGTACTGCAACACTTGCAATATTAAAATCTAGATTTGGAAAGGATGGTGTTACTTTTCCTGATATTCTTTTTGATAATGGTACATTAAATATTGATACTTCACAATCTAGTGGTATTACCTTTGTTGAAAATAAGGAAGTAACTAAAAGAAAAGATCAAACATTTATAGAAAAGGCAATTGAAAAAAGTAGAGGTTTTAACTAACTTTTTTCTATATTATCTGTTAGTTTTAATGACGTAAAAAATCATTAATGGGATAATATACTCTTAAAAAATAATAACAAACAAAAAAAAATTTAAAATGGATTTATCTACTAAAATTTTATCAGACATTACAGTACATATGAAGTACGCTAAATATGTACCACAAAAAAACAGAAGAGAAACTTGGTACGAATTAGTTACTAGAAATAAAGAAATGCATCAAAAGAAATACCCTCAACTAAAAGAAGAAATAGAAGAGGTATATAAAATGGTGTATGAAAAGAAAATATTACCCTCAATGAGAAGTTTACAGTTTGGTGGAAAACCTATTGAGATTTCACCAAACCGTATATATAATTGTGCGTATTTACCTATTGATCATGTTGACGCATTTGCAGAAACTATGTTCTTACTATTAGGTGGTACAGGTGTAGGTTTTTCAGTTCAAAAACATCACGTTGATAAATTACCTGACATTAAAAAACCTAACCCTAAAAGAAAAAGAAGATACCTTATTGGTGACTCAATTGAAGGTTGGGCAGACGCAATTAAAGTTTTAGTAGAATCCTATTTCGGTATAAAATCATCCACACCTGTTTTTGACTATTCTGATATTAGACAAAAAGGTGCATTGTTGGTTACATCAGGTGGTAAGGCACCCGGTCCACAACCATTAAAAGATTGTATCCATAACATTAAAAAAGTTTTGGAAAGTAAAGAAGATGGTGATAAAATGCAACCTATTGAAGTACACGATATTGTTTGTTATATCGCAGATGCAGTACTAGCAGGTGGTATTAGAAGAGCAGCATTGATTAGTTTATTTAGTGCTGATGATGATGAAATGATTTCTTGTAAATCAGGTGCTTGGTGGGAACTAAATGCACAAAGAGGTAGAGCAAACAATTCAGCAGTATTACTTAGACACAAAGTAACTAAAAACTTTTTCTTAGATTTATGGAAAAGAATTGAACTAAGTGGGGCAGGTGAACCAGGTATTTATTTCTCTAATGATAAAGATTGGGGTACAAATCCTTGTTGTGAGATTGGATTGAGACCTTATCAGTTCTGTAATCTATGTGAAGTTAATGCTTCTGATATTGAATCACAAGAAGATTTTGAAAAAAGAGTAAAAGGTGCATCCTTTATCGGTACACTACAAGCGGGTTATACTGATTTCCATTATTTGAGAGATGTATGGAAAAGAACAACAGAGAAAGACGCACTAATTGGTGTAGGTATGACAGGTATCGGTTCTGGTGTTGTATTGGGTTATGATATGAAATCAGCAGCGAAAGCAGTAAAAGAAGAAAACGAAAGAGTTGCGGAATTAATTGGTATTAATAAAGCGGCAAGAACAACAACAGTAAAACCATCGGGTACATCATCTTTGGTTTTGGGAACATCTTCTGGTATTCACGCTTGGCACAACGATTATTATGTTAGAAGAATTAGAGTAGGTAAAAATGAATCTATTTATAACTATTTGAATGAAAGTCACCCAGAATTGGTTGAAGATGAGATTTTCAGACCACACGATACTGCGGTTATTTCCATCCCACAAAAAGCACCAAAAGGATCTATTTTGAGATATGAATCTGCGTTTGAACTTTTAGATAGAGTTAAGAAAGTATCACAAGAATGGATTAAGAATGGACATAGAGGTGGACAAAACACTCACAATGTTTCTGCAACTATCTCATTGAAAGAAGAAGATTGGGAACTAGCAGGTGAATGGATGTGGGAAAACAGAAAATTCTATAATGGTTTATCTGTATTACCATATAATGGTGGAACATACCAACAAGCACCTTTTGAAGATTGTGATGAAGAAACATATAACAAAATGATGTCTTCCCTTAAAAATGTTGATTTAACTAAAGTTGTTGAAACACAAGATAACACTAATCTCACAGGTGAAATTGCTTGTGGGGCGAATGGTTGTGAAATTGTGTAGATATGAGAATGGTTAATACAAACAGAGATTGGGTATTTCAAGAATATGTTAGACAAATAAGTAAACCAAAATTGAGAGAGAATGAGTTTTATGTTGATGATACTGGTAATTTTGTTTTAACATCTGAATACCTAAAGAAAAGAGGGAGTTGTTGTGGTAATGGATGTACGAATTGTCCTTATACACCCAAACATACAAAAGGTACTAACCTAATTAACTAAATAGAAAGTCGGAGAAATCCGACTTTTTATTTTTATATATAGTATTTCCTTACAAAAAAATAATACTATAATATTTATATACAAATGGCAAAGACTAGATATATAAACATAGATTTCCCTTTTAGTGATAGTGATAAGGGTTTTTATTTTAAACTAAATCAGACTGATAGAGATGCGATTAGAGCGGATTTATTGCACCTATTATTAACTAATAAAGGTGAAAGGTTATACTCACCTAATTTTGGTAGTGATTTAAAGAAATTTATATTTGAACCAAACGATAGTATAACACACGATAAGATACGAGAAAATTTAAATGAAACTATAAAAGAGTACATACCTAATTTAATAGTTAATAGTATTGAATTTAGGAACGATGATATTCAAGAACTAATAATTGTGGAATTGACATATACTGTCAATGAAGGTACGTTTAGGACTACTGATACAGTTACATTAACACTATAATATATGGCAAAGAAGATAGATTATAACGCTAGGAATTTTTCTGATGTTAGACAACAATTAATTCAATTTATACAGAAATATTATCCAGAAACATTCTCAGATTTTAATGACGCATCGGTTGGTATGATGTTATTAGAATTGAATGCTGCGGTTGGTGATATGTTATCATTTCATACTGATAGAATGTTCAATGAAACTCAAATTAGTTATGCACAGGAGAGATCTTCAGTTTTGGAATTGGCGAGAACTTTTGGTTTAAATATTCCTGGTAAAAGACCTAGTTTAACTATTGTTGATTGGACTGTAACGAATATACCTGTAAATGGTGATACATTTGATATTAGTTA